CCGGAAACCCCGGCAAGCGCGCGCTGAATACAGCCGAGCCGCAGTTTTCCAAGATCACCCAGATCGACCCACCGGATTGGTTCAGCCCTCGGGCCGCCACCATGTGGAACATGATTGTTCCCGAGCTGCTGCGCGAGAACGTGGTGGCGATCACGGACCTGCACAACGTCGAGGCCTTCTGTAGCGCCTACGACAACTGGCGGCTTGCTCAGGAATCAATCACGCAGCATGGCATCGTCGTCACCGGTGCCACGGGCGGGCCGATGAAGAATCCCGCACTTACCGCCGCGAACGAAACGATGCGCCAGATGGTGACCTTCGGTTCGATGCTGGGTCTGGATCCGGCCAGCCGCACCCGACTGATCGGCGGCAACAAGGAGAAAGAAACCAACGAATTCGCCAACCTACTGAGAACCTGATGACCAAATCTGTCCACCCCAATGTCGACAAGGCAACGGCGTGGGGTCGGTCATTGCTCCGCGGTAAGGTGCCGGCGTGCCGTTATATCCACCAGGCAGTGCAGCGCCACTTCGATGATCTGGCGGCCAGCCGCAAACGCGGTTTCCGTTTCAAGTTCGACCCGGCCAAGGCAGAGAAAAAGCTCAAGCTAATGCAGCTGCTGCCACATACCAAGGGTGAGTGGGCATTCAAGCGTCAACTGATCACGCTGGAGCCCTGGCAGCTTTTTGGCCTGGCTGTGACATTCGGCTGGGTCAAGAAGAAGGGCGGTCACCGCCGGTTCCGTGAAAGCTACTGGGAAGTGCCCAGAAAGAATGGAAAATCTGTTGTCGCCGGCGGCGTGGGCATCAGCATGTTTGTTGCTGATGGAGAATTCGGCGCCGAGGTGTACGCCGGCGCAACGACTGAGAAACAGGCCTGGGAGGTTTTCCGGCCCGCCAAGCTGATGGTCAGCAAGTCACCAATGCTGATTCAAGCCGCAGGGATTGAGGTGAACGCCTCGAACATGAACATCCCGTCCGACTTCAGCCGGTTCGAGCCACTGATCGGCAACCCGGGTGACGGGGCCTCGCCAAGCTGCGCCATCGTCGACGAATACCACGAGCACCCAACGTCGGCCCAGTACGACACCATGCTCACAGGCATGGGCGCCCGACGCCAGCCTCTGATGTTCATCATCACCACGGCCGGCGCCGACATTGAAGGCCCTTGCTACGACAAGCGCCGCCAGGTCGTCGAGATGCTGGCCGGTACGGTGCCGGACGAAGAGTTGTTCGGTTGGATCTGGACGCTAGATGAGGGCGACGACTGGACCGATCCGAAAATGCTGGCCAAGGCCAATCCGAACCACGGGGTCTCGGTGTTTCAGGAGTACCTTGAGAGTCAGCAGGCCAGAGCCATTCGCTCGGCCCGGTTTGCCAACACCTTCAAAACGAAGCACCTCAATCTCTGGGTGAGTGCGAAATCCGGTTTCTTCAACATGGAGGACTGGAAATCCTGCGAAGACACCACGCTCACCCTGGAACAGTTCGAGGGACAAGAGTGGATCGCTGGTTTCGACTTGGCGCGGAAGCTGGATATGAACTCAAGGGCGCGCCTGTTTTGGCGTGTCATTGATGGGAAGACGCACTATTACAGCGTAGCGCCGAAGTTCTGGGTGCCCTACGACACTGCCTACGACAGCGACAACAAGCGCATGTCCGAACGGTTCCAAGCTTGGATCAATTCCAAGCATCTGGAGATAACCGATGGCGCCGAGATCGACTACCGAGAAATTTTCGAGGACACCAAGGAGGCCAATCACCAGGCCCCGGTCCGCGAGTGCCCGATTGACCCCCACGGCGCCACCGGCCTCAGTCACGATCTCGATGATGAAGGTTTCAACCCGATCACGACCACGCAGAACTACACCAACATGTCTGATCCCATGAAGGAACTTGAGGCAGCTATTACCGCTGGCCGATTTCACCACGATGGGCATCCGATAATGACCTGGTGTATCGCCAACGTGATCGGTAAACACATGCCCGGTAACGATGACGTCGTGCGGCCCATCAAGCAGGGCGACGACAACAAGATCGACGGCGCCGTCGCGCTGATCATGGCTATAGGCAGGGCGCTAATCCTCGCCAACGACAACAGCGGCAACATCAGCGACTTCTTTTCGAAACCTATCATTGTTGGATAACGAACCCATGGATACAGGCCTGATCCTCTTCATCGTGGCGGCCGTGGCCGCGCTGTGCCTGTTTGTCGCCGGCGTATTTGTCTTGGTCGGTCTCGGCTGGGCACTCATCGCTTGCGCTGCTTCTTTCTTGGCTGCGGCTGGATTCATCCGTAAGGGGCTGACTGGTGAATAAACCTATCAAGTCAGTCCTGCGCCAGGCTCTATTCAAATCCGCCGAGCCTGGATTTGTGAAGTCCTCGCTTGCTGGCTGGGTAGGTCGGCGCATTGGCCTGGGTGACGCTTCATTCTGGAATGGTTACTACGGCACTGATTCCGCGTCGGGAAAAACGGTGAGCCAGCAGACAGCGCTTCAGTTGTCGACGGTGTGGGCTTGCGTACGCCTCATCGCAGAAACCCTGGCCACCCTCCCGATCGCACTTTACGAAGACAATAACGGTGTGCCAGAGGTGGCCACTTCGCACCCCGTGCACCGGGTGATCAGCCAGCAGCCGAACGCCGACCAAACCCCTGTTGAGTTCTGGGAATGTGTGGTGGCCAGCTTGCTGCTCAGCGGCAACAGTTTTAATGAGCCTCATTTGGTGGGGCGCGATCTGTCTTCGTTGGAATTTATCCTCCCACAATCTGTTTCTCCGCCTCGGCGCACGAGCAGCGGCGCGATCGAGTACCGGTTCATCGACAGCGAGGGCAAGCCTCATACGCTACTCGATGAGCAAATGATGCACACGCGCGGGTTCGGGACCGATCCCATGTGCGGTTTGAGCCCGCTTGCCATGGGCCGCAATGTATTCGGCGCTGCTATGGCTGCCGATGAGTCGGCCAGCAAGATGTTTGCCAACGGGATGAAACTCGGCGGCGTTCTTTCCACAGACCAAATTCTCAACAAAGCCCAGCGGGAGGACATCCGAGAGGACATGGCTGCCAAGTTCGCCGGCGCTGTGAACACCGGAAAGACGATGGTTCTGGAAGCTGGCATGAAGTATCAGCAGGTGTCTATGACGCCCGAAGATGCACAAATGCTCCAAACCCGGGCCTTCAACGTCGAAGAGATCTGCCGGTGGTTTCGTGTTCCTCCTTGGATGGTCGGCCACACGTCCAATAGCACCAGCTGGGGCACTGGCATGGAACAGCAGATGCTCGGCTTCCTGAGCTTCACGCTGCTTCCCTGGATGAAACGCATCGAGCAGAGCATTAATCGCCGCCTACTGCGGCCCGATGAGCGCCGGCGGTTTTACGCGAAGTTCAACCCAGAGGGACTGCTCCGCGCCGACAGCGCTGCGCGCGCCGCGTTCTACAGCTCCATGACGCAAAACGGCATCTATACCCGCGACGACTGCCGGATCAAGGAAAACCTTGCACCCATGGGCGGTAACGCAGCGAAGCTCACCGTTCAATCCAACATGCTGCCGATCGACAAGCTCGGCGAGGGCTCGGGCGATGCCCAGCAAGCCCGTTCCGCGCTGTTGGACTGGCTCAACGAAACCCCCAAGGGGAACCAGGAATGAAACGGAAAGACCAGTCCCTCGCGGTGAAGTACCGCTCATTTGATTACGACGTGAAGGCTGTCAGCGATGACGGCCTTTTTTCTGGCTACGGATCGGTGTTCGGTGTCGTCGACAGTTACAACGAGGTGGTGGCGCCCGGGGCGTTTCTTGATTCGATCGCCGACCTCAAGGCGAAAGGCAGGTCTTTACCAGTCCTCTGGCAGCATCGCACCGCCGAGCCAATCGGTTCCTGGTCCATGGATACGCTGAAAGAGGACGCCAAGGGCTTGTTCGGTGATGGCGAGCTCTGGCTGGCTGATGCGCCGTATGCGCGTATCGCCATGCGCGGCATGAAGTCCCGATCCATCACTGGCCTTTCCATCGGCTATTACGTGCGCGAATCGAGCTTCGACGAGAAGACACGCATCCGCACGCTCACCAAGCTCGACCTGGTGGAAATTTCCATTGTGACGGTACCGGCCAACGATGAGGCGCGCACCGACACCATCAAGTCGAAGCTGGCACATGGCGGCCTTCCTTCACTTAAAGAATTCGAGTTGCTCTTGCGCGAGGCAGGATTCTCGAAAAATCAGTCAACGGTGATTGCCAACCGTGGACTGCAACACCTGCTCCGGAGCGAGTCCGCGGGCGACCTGGCTGAAGCTGAACTCGTCGAGGCGCTCAAATCGCGCCCGGCACTGACTCTCCCATCGTTTTGAGGATTCACCATGCATAACGCCATGAGCAACCAGGCTCGCGCCGAAAACCGTCAGTTGCAACGCAAGGAGCACTCCGACGACAAGGTCCAGTTGAAAGCGGTCAATGACCTGCTCGATCAGCGCGACCAGGAAATCAAAGCGTTCGCCGAGAAAGCGAACAAAGAAATCAAAGAGCACGGCACCATTCTGGCCGATACCAAGACCGTTCTCGAAGGCCTGGTAAAGGATGGCGTGGGCTTGCAGGATCGCCTGCAGGACCTCGAGCAAAAGATGTCTCGCCGCTTTGCGGCCAACGATCCGACTGACGCCAAGTCGGTAGGCGAAGAGCTGTCCGACTCGGATGACTTTAAGGCCTTGCAAACTCGCGGCCGTGGTATCGCCCGCATTGGTCGCAAAGCCGTCACCAACATCACCAGCGCAACCACCGGTACCGGTGGCGTGGGTGTCGGCATCCAGCCAACGCGTGTACCTGGCATCGTTGCAGATCCGGAGCGTCAGTTCGTCATCCGCGATTTGATCATGCCCGGCCGAACCGGCTCCAATGCTGTGGAGTTCGTGCAGGAAAGCGGATTCCAGAACATGGCGGCGATCCAGGCCACTGAGGGCGCAGCGAAAGCCCAGTCGGATATCTCGTTTGCGCTGAAAACGACCAACGTCGTGACCATTGCGCACTGGTTCCGCGCCTCCAAGCAGGTTCTGTCCGATATTCCGCTATTGCAGAGCTACATCAACGGTCGCGCGATCTACGGCCTGAAATACAAGGAAGAAGAGCAGATCCTCGCCGGTAACGGCGTGGGTGGGAACATGCTCGGCCTGATCCCCCAGGCATCCGCTTTCAACAACGCCCTCCGCAAAGCCGGCGATACCAAAATCGATACGCTGCGTCGCGCCATCCTGCAGGTGCGGATCGCCGAATACCGCGCCTCGGCGATCGCACTGAACCCCGTCGACTGGGCTGATATCGAGCTGACCAAGGACAGCACTGGCTCCTACATCTGGGTAAACGTCCAGGAAGGCGGCGCGCAACGCCTGTGGAAACTGCCTGTTGTGGATAGCAACGCTGTTCCAGAGGGTGAATTCCTGGTGGGCGCCATGAACATCGCGGCTCAGATTTTCGACCGCGAAGAGGCGGCCGTCGAAGTTTCGACTGAAGACGGCGACAACTTCCGTACCAACATGGTCACGATTCGCGCGGAAGAGCGCCTGGCTATGGCTGTGTACCGTGAAGAATCCTTCGTCCACGGTGAATTCGACGCGCCGTAAGGCTTCGACACCTCATAGGAGCGCACCCGGGAAACCGGGTGCGAACACCGATGCCAGACATCACTGTAAAAGCGATCAAGGGCTTCAATGCCGACGGCCTGGATTCAGGCGAAAAGTATGTGAAGCGTGGTGCGGAATTCACCGTGGATGAGTCGGTGGCCCGCGATCTCCGCCGTAATGGCCTGATCGAGGAATACGACGTGAAGAATTCTGCTTCCCCGGAAAACAAGCAGGCCCCAACCCTTTCGAATAAAGCTGCGCCAAAAACCGCAGCCAAGAAAAAGGCCGACTGACCATGAGCGTGATCGACATCGAACTGGCCATGAAGCACCTGCTCGCGGAGCCTGAGGATCAGGACCTGGTGCAGTCGCAATTGGACGGCGCCGAGGAAGCTGCTCAGCAGTTCCTTCAGAGGCGGTTCTTTACCGATCAGGCCGCGGTGGATCTCGCAAAGTCTACCACTCTTCAGCGGACCCAGGCGGCGCGCGCCACTTACCGCGCCGCCCTGGTGGTGGCTGATTCCCCTGAAAACTCTGACGACCGTTGCCGGCTGCGTGAACGTGCTCGCCAGGCCCTGGCGGACGCCTTCGAGGCTATCGACATGGACGAATTCGGGATAGTGATCAACAAGGGAATCGTGGCGGCATGCCTACTCAAGCTTGGGCACCTGTTCGCGAACCGTGAAGAGGTGGTGACGGGTACCATTGCCACCGAGCTGCCACTGACCAGCAAGGCCCTGTTGATGCCTTATCGCATCCGGATGGGTGTGTAGTGCGCGCCGGTAGGTTGCGGCACCGCGTCGATATCCAGAAACCGGTGGTGGATCGCGACCCGGAAGACAACACCGAGCTTCCGGTGAGATGGGAAACCGTCTGGGAGCGTTGCCCGGCGTCGGTTGAGCCCTTGAGCGCCAGGGAGTTCTTGGCGGCCCAGGCAACTCAGTCTGAGGTTACAGCGAAGATTGTGGTTCGGTATCGCCCGGGATTGGTGCCCACGATGCGGATCATTCACCGCGGCGAGATCTACAACATCGCCGGAGCTTTGCCAGACAACGTTTCGGGTCTCGATTATTTGACGCTGCCGGTCAGCAAGGGTGTGAACGATGGTCGATGAAGTCAAGTTCAGCTTGATCGGCGTCGACAACTTGCTGGGGAAACTCGCCACGGTGAACGATGAGGTCAAGCGCAAGACCGGTCGCACCGCGCTTCGTCGGGCTGCCGAGATGGTCGCCAGGAACTTCAAAGAAGGCGCCCGGCGCTGGGATGACCCGGACACAGGGCGTTCCATTGCCGACAACATCGTGCTGCGCTGGAACGGCCGTCTATTCCGTCGTACTGGTGACCTCGGCTTTCGTGTTGGCGTTCTGCACGGCGCGGTGCTGGTCAAGAACGGCAGCACCGAGAAAAGTGCACCGACACCACATTGGCGTCTGCTTGAGTTCGGTACCGAGCATATTGCTGCTGACCCGGTGGCCCGCCCAGCTCTGGAAGATCATATCGGCGAAGTCACCAACGAGTTCGCCACTCAGTTCGAGAAAGGCCTCGACAGAGCAATACGTCGGACCGAGAAGGCTAGGAGCAGCTGATGTTCGCACCAATCAACGCCGTGTGCGCCATGGATGCCGGGGTCATCGCAGTCCTGGGCTCAACCCCGCAGCGCCTTTATCCATTCGGCGACGCACCACAGGATGGGCAAAAGCCTTACGCGGTATGGCAGACCATCGGTGGTGACCCCGAGAACTACCTGGCTGGACGCCCAGACACCGACGGCTACACGTTGCAGGTCGATGTGTACGCCACGACGGGGAAGGATGCCAGGGCCGTTGCGAAGGCCATCAGGGACGCCATTGAGCTGAAGGCCTACATCATCCGCTGGGGTGGTGAAAGCCGCGACCCGTCCACAAAGAATTACCGGTACAGCTTCGATGTGAGCTGGCTCGTTCCTCGATAACGTTGCAACCCAAACCAACCCCGCCGAGTGCGGGTTTTTTTATGCCCGACATTTGGAGAACGCCATGTCGATCCTTTCCCAAGGAACCCAGATTTACGCACTGGTCCCGCCGCTCACCGGTAGCGGGCCAATGACCGTCATGGAAGTGGAGTGCGCCACCAGCTTCGATCCGGGCGGTGCGCCGGCCGAACAGATCGAGGACACCTGCCTGTCCGCCGACGAGCGCAGCTATAAGAAAGGCTTGCGCACCCCTGGCCAAGCATCGCTCGGCCTCAACGCTGACCCGAACAACGCGAGCCACATTCGCCTGCATCAGCTCTCGGAAGCCAACGGCGATACCACTATCAAGTGGGTGGTGGGCTGGTCTGACGGCAAGGACATTGTGCCGACCATTGCCGCCGGCGGCAGTCTGGGTGTGGCAACGGTTACTGCTGGCGGCACCGGTTACACCACGGCACCTACTGTGGCGCTCACTGGTGGCGGTGGCTCTGGCGCGACTGCAACGGCTACTGTTTCTGGCGGTGTGGTGACTGGTGTCACGATCACCAACAAAGGCACCGGTTACACCTCGGCCCCGACTGTCGCTTTCACTGGCGGTGCTGGTACCGGCGCAACCGCCACCGTCGCCCTGGCGGCCGGTGATGACTTCGACCTGCCGCCGACCCGCACCTGGTTCGCTTTCCAGGGCTACGTGGCCGACTTCCCATTCACCTTCGCGCAGAACGCCGTGGTTGCATCGACAGTGTCGATCCAGCGCTCGGGCGGTTCCGCCTGGATTCGTAAGGTCTCCGCATAATGGAACTGAACATCGCGAACCTGAAAAAATCGAAGGCATTCACTGCGCGACCGGTGGCCAAGGAGATCGAGTGGGAGGGCTCCAAGTTCACTTGCTACGTCCGGCCCTTGTCGTATCAGACAGCGGTGGGTGACATCGCCGCCCACCGAGGTGCTGATCCGCTGGCCTGCCGCATTGCTTCGAGCATCTGTGATGCTGAGGGCAAGGCAGTGTTTACTGTGGCCGACATCACCGGTGAGGCTGATCCGGAAAAGGGCGCCCTCGACCCTGACCTGACCAACCTGCTGCTGATCGCCATTGGCGAGGTGCAGAACTCGGGAAAGAAGAAGCGCTAGACCCTTCGGATGAGTTGTGGTGCGAGCTGGTCATGAATGGAATCGGCGGCCGCACCATTGCCGAAGCGCAGGAGCGCATGGCCTATTCCGAGTTTGTGGTCTGGATGAAGTTTCGCGCCAAGCGTGGATCGCTGCACCAGGGCATGCGGGTCGAGATGGCTCTGGCGCAGTTCCAGGCGTTCTACGTCAATTCGAAGACCGGCAAGGATGCTCCGAGGCTGTACCAGCAGGACTTCGCACCGCACATGGATCCGCGTGTCGAGTCGCTGGAAGAGGCGGTCGCTGGTTGGGCCTGATAGATCATGGGTGATAGATTGCCTCCTTTCTGATGATCGGAGGCTCTATGAACAGAGTTCGTTTGGACTTGTGCGTTTTTTTGGCAAAGGTTATGGCGGCCTTGGTTTTCATTGGCGCCATTGTTGTTTTGTACAACTTTGGCCGCATCGAAGTCGCGTCGACGCCAAGCTACCTAAGTCAAGGCCAAATGGTTATGAATTGGCCGGTTATTTTCTGGGCGGCAGGTAGCGCCATCTACTCCTTGCTCTTCGCCGCAATGATGAGCGCGGTTCGCTATGCCTGCTATTTCGCTCAGGATGCCTCCGTGGGCGGCCCCAAGGGCGGCTAACTCTTTTTTGAATTACGTAAGCCCGCCATGTGCGGGCTTTTTGTTGCCAGGAGAAAACCATGGCTGGATCGCTTGGTACCCTTACGCTTGATCTTATTGCCAAGATCGGCGGCTTCACTGGGCCGATGGATCAGGCTGGCCGCGCTGCAAAAAAGTCCTCGAAGGAAATTGCCGATGCGGCCAATCAGGCCGCTACTGCATGGAGCGCCCTTGGTACTGTTGCTGCCGGTGCAGTTGCCGGATTTTCGGTGGCGAGTATTTTTGGACGGTTTGTCACGGAGACTAAAAACGCCGAAAAGGAGCAGGCTCAGCTCGGTGCTGTACTTCGCTCTACCGGTCAGTCGGCAGGATTCAATCGCGACCAATTGAACTCAATGGCTGATGCGATGCAGAAGGCCAGCACGTTCTCTGGCGGCGATATAAATCAAGCGCAAACAACGCTGTTGGCGTTCACTGGCATAGTTGGAAACCAATTCAATCGCGCACTCCAGTCGGCCGCCGATATGGCTGCGCGAACCGGAGTCACGGTAAAAGATGCAGCTGAAACAATTGGCCGGGCATTGGATGTCCCGTCGCAGGGCCTCACCTCCCTCAGCAAGCAGGGTTTCCGGTTTACAGAAGAGCAAAAGAAGTTAGCGACCGCCCTTGAGTCGACAGGCGATGTCGCTGGCGCGCAACAGATAATTCTTAAGTCGCTTGAAGAGTCCTATGGAGGGGCGGCGGCAGCCGCCCGAGACACCTTTGGCGGTTCGCTGGACGCACTGCAAAACACCATATCGGGACTGCTAACCGGAGAAGGTAGCCTTGATAGTGCAAAGGAAGCTGTAAACACCCTTAATGACGCTCTTGCCTCGCCGGAGGCAAAAACCGCAATGGATTCCACCGCAAAGGCGGCCATTGTGTTGGCGGGTGTTTTGTCTGTCAGATTGGCGGCTGCTGCCGTGAGTACTGCGGCATCATTTGTTTTGGTGCAGGCTGACACGATCCGCTATCAGGCGACCCTGGCAAGAATGGCTGGAGTTTCCACTGCTGCTGCGGCTGGCCTGGCCACCCTGAGTGCTTCCGCTCGTGCAGCCTCCGCTGCAATGACTTTGCTTGGCGGCCCTGTCGGAGTGGCATTGCTTGCAGGTAGCGCGCTTGTCTACTTTGCAACGCGCGCCAGTGACGCAGATAAGGCGTCAGCTGCTCTGGATGAGCGCATCGCAAAGCTGAATACCTCGTTTGCAACAATGAAGGTTGACCAGGCGGCCGCTGCAATACCGGATTACACCAAGAAGCTCGAAAACGCGACGATGGCGGCTGACGCGATCAATGCCAGAATCTTCACGCTTAACGACAACATAAAAAAGTTTCCACAAAGCCCGAGCCTGGAAAAATGGAAAGCCGATCTTGTCCAGGCCAAAGGTGCCGCAGTCGATGCAAATGACGCGGTGGATGATCTGAAGGCAAAGATTGTTGAGCTGAATGCAATCGTTGATAAGCCTATCGTTTCAGCTTCGGTATCTCAGGCCTCACAGGTCTACACGGAGATGGCCAAAAAGATCGACGAGCAAATCCTGCTAGCCGATAAGAAGACCGAGGCGGACAAACTTCAGGCCCGCATCAAGGCTGGCCTTGTTGAAGGGCTTAAAGCGGGCGAGGGTGACTTGCTTGTCGCCTCTCAAAAGCGTGCAGACGCTGCGATCAAAGCAGCTGAGGCCACAAAGAAAGCGGATGAGTCAGCCAAGGCATCAGCAAAATCAGCGGCCGAGGCCCTGGCGAAGCGTGGCGTTGACGCTGAGGAAAACTACCGCCGACAGATTGCACTCATCGATGAGACCGCCGGCAAGCAGGGTAAGGCGACCGAAGTCGCAAAGCTCGCCTTCGAACTGGAAACCGGAAAGCTGAAAGGCGTCAGCGCCGAGCGGCAGAAGGTGTTGAAGGACTTGGCCGCCGAGCTGGACTCGAAGGTCAAACTCAAGAAGCAAAATGAGCAAGACTTGAAGCTGGCGACCCTGGCGTCGAACCTCAAGGATAGCAACACCATCGTGAAGCAAGGTTTCGACATGGAGTTGGCTGGTGCGGGTTCCGGGGAAAAACTGAGGGGGCGCCTCAAGGAGGACTTGGCGATCCAGCAGGACTACGCCAAGCAGCGCGCTGAGATGTACAAGCAGTATAAGGAGGCCGAGCTGCTGGGCGATCCTGACGCCAAGGACACCTACGACAAGGAAACCGCTCTTCTCGAGGAGGCCCTTGCTGAGCGGATGGTCATCCAGCAGGATCACTACAACCAGCAGGATAAAGCTCAAGCGAACTGGATGGACGGGGTCAGTGATGCCTGGCAGAACTACGTCGACGCCGCTACCAATTACACGGCCATGGCTGCCGAGGCGACTTCTTCGATACTCGATAGCGCAAAGGGCGGACTCAGTAATTTCCTGTCAGATGTGATCAGTGGTGCCGAATCTGCCGATGATGCGCTCGGCGATCTGGTAGCCAACTTCGCGAAGTCCACGCTGCAAGCCCTTTCTGACATGGCGGCGCAGTGGTTGGTGTATCAGGCGGTGCAGCTCTTGGTGGGTAAGTCTACCCAGGCAAGTGCGGCGCCGATGCTGATTGCAAACGCTCAGGCTACAGCCTCCCAGGCCAGCTTGGCGGCGTACGCTTCGACGGCTGCAATACCAATCGTTGGCCCGGCTGCCGCGCCTGCTGCTGCGGCAGCGGCCGCATTGGCAACAGCTCCTATGGTCGCAACTGTTGGTGCTGCGGCGCTCGCTGGTATGGCGCACGACGGCATCGACGCGGTACCGGAGACGGGGACCTGGCTGCTTCAAAAGGGCGAGCGAGTAACCACGGCTGAGACCAGCGCAAAGTTGGACAGGACGCTCGACCAGCTACGCGCAAACTCGGGTGTCAGCGGTGGAGGGGGCATCAACATCAGCGCACCAGTAAGCGTGCAAGCCCAGCCAGGTATGAGTGGTGACGATGCTCGTAAGCAGGGCGAGGCGATGGGCCAGGGTCTGGTCTCGGAAATCCGGCGCGTGCTTCAAGGTGAAATGGGGCAGGGCGGCATGCTCTGGAGGCGAGTCTGATGGCGGAAACATTCAGCTACTGCGTTCAACTGGGCGGCGACGGAGAGATTGACCAGCGCACATGGGAGAACGATTTTGGTGATGGGTATACCCAGGCTGGTGGCATCGGCATCAACACCAAAAGCGAGAACTGGAACCTGACGCACTCTGGCGTCATGGCTCCCGGTGAGGAGTTGCTGAAGGTGCGAGATTTCATCGACCGGCACGAAGGTTACAAGGCGTTTATCTGGACGCCGCCGGGCGGGGTGCAGGGCCGATATCGCTGCAAGGGCTACAAGTCCAAGCCGCTCGGCGCTGGCCTGTGGACGCTTTCTTTCACCTTCAAGCAGACCTACACACCGTAACCGCAAACCTCACCAGACCCCGCCAAGTGCGGGGTTTCTTGTTTCTGGGGACCTATGAATTACAACACCGACATCCAAAAGCTTGAGCCTGGCAACCAGATCAGGCTCTACGAACTGGACGCCACGCGCTTGGGCGGGTTGCTCTGGCGGTTCCACGGGCACGCCCAGGAAGGCGACATCATCTGGCAGGGGCAGCTGTATTCGCCGCTCCAGATCGAGGCCAAGGGTTTCGACATTCGTGGGGATGGACGCCCTGCCACGCCGACGCTACAGGTAGACGACGAACTCGGCGGCGTGCGCGGGGCGATCACTGCCCTGTGCTTCCAGTTCCGCGACCTGGCCGGGGCCCGTGTCAAGGTGATCGAGACGTTCCGCCACTTCCTGGACGCCGCCAACTTCCCCGACGGCAACCCAGAAGCCAGTGATCAGGCGAAGACGAACCTCTGGTTTATCGAGCAGAAGACCGAGGCGCTGCCCAGCATCTCGGTCACGTTCTCGTTGTCGAGCCCCACGGACATGGAAGGCCAGATGCTGCCGGCTCAGCAGATCACCAAGCTTTGCCGGTGGGCCTGCCGTGGCGGGTACCGGCAGGAGGCTTGCGCCTACACCGGCACGGCGATGTTCGACAAGAAGAACCAGCCCACTGACAACCCAGCGCTGGACCGCTGCGGTGGTTGGTGGAGCAGCTGCAAACTTCGGGGCAACACCCGCCGGTTCGGTGGATCCATGGGCGCGAGCCTTATAGCAAGTTCGAGGTAGTGATGCGCATCAATCAAAAATTGCAGGACGAGATCCGCGCTCACGCCGAACGAGCCTACCCTGCTGAAGCTTGCGGCGTGCTGATCAAGTCGGCCGTCGGCCGCGAGTATGTACCTTGCGGCAACCTGGCCAGCACGCCGCGCGAGCACTTCCAAATCGATCACAAGGACATGGCCCGGGCGGAAGATCGGGGCGAGGTGCTGGCGATCATCCACAGCCACCCCGACAAGGCGCCGGCGCCGAGCATGGCCGACCGCGTCAGCTGCGAGTTGCACGAATTGCCGTGGGGGATTGTCGGCTGGCCCTGCGGTGACTTCGAGTGGTTCAAGCCTTCGGGCTTCCAGGCGCCGCTGTTGGGCCGCGACTTCTCCCATGGCCTGCTGGACTGCTGGGCAGCGTGCCGCGACTGGTACGCGCGGGAGGCGGGGTTGCAGCTACCGAACTTTGAACGCGCTGATCTCTGGTGGGAGCAGAAGGACGGCCCGAGCCTCTACGAAGACAACTTCGCGGCCACCGGCTTCTACCAGGTCAACGAAGCACGGCGCGGTGACATGCTGGTGTTGCAGATCCCAACGCCCGGCCGGGAGTGCTACTTCCCGAATCACGCCGTGATCTACCTGGGTGATGAGCCGTCGCTCATCAGCGAGCCGGCGCCGAAGCTTGGCGGGTCTGGCCCGTTCATTTACCACCACATGCCCGGCCGTCTGGCAGCACGTGAAATTTACGGTTGGTCGATGGCCAATCGCGTGAAGCTGATTCTTCGGCACAAGGACTACCGCCCATGACCATGCGCACCATCAAGCTCGGCGGCGTGCTGGGCAAGAAGTTCGGTAAGGAATACCAGCTCGACCTGTACGGCATTCACGACGCCACCGCGGCGTTGTGCGCGATGAAGCCAGGTTTCGAGAAATTCATGCGAACAGCTCATGAGCGCGGCCTGGTCTTCGCGGTGTTCGTCGATGAGCGAAACGTCAGTGAGCAGGAGCTTGAGCTGGTGGGGCGTGCAGAGGGCGACATTCGTATTCAGCCGATCGTGCAGGGGAGCAAGCAGGCAGGCATGTTCCAAACCCTGCTGGGCGTGGTGTTGATCGTGGCGGGCCTTTTCACTGGCGGCACGACTTCCACGCTGGGCATGGGCTTGCTCGCCGCAGGCGCCGCAGTCGGGCTGGGCGGTGTGGTGCAAATGCTATCCCCAACCACCAAGGCAAATGCCGAAGGCAAGAACGACGACGGCAACAACCCCAGCTACGGATTCGGCGGGGCGATCACCACGATTGCCCAGGGCAACCCTTACCCGTTGCTGTACGGAGAGCGGGAGATCGGCGGCGCCGTCGAGTCTGGCGGTATCTATACCCAAGACACCTACTGATCCAACGATCACCACAGACCCGCTTCGGCGGGTTTTTGCATTCTGGAGGGCGCATGAGCGCAGTAGCAAAGAAGTCGCGCCGTGTTGCGCCGCGCAAACGCCGCGCCGTCGTTGGTAGTAAGGGTGGTCAGGCGAAGCAGAAACAGCCAAGCATCGCCTCGAACAGCGTGCCGTCGATCTCTACTGCGCGGATTACCTACCTTTGGAGTTGGGGTCCGATTGTTGGGCCAGTTGATGGTCTGCGCTCGGTAAAGCTGAACGGCACTCCGGTGCAGGCCCCTGACGGCACCATCAACTACCCCAGCGTGAAGTGGCAGTTCCGCTCCGGTGAGCTGAATCAGCCTCGCCTCGAAGGGATCGCGGAGTCAAGCAACGAAATCGACGTCAAGACTGAGCTTGTCTACGGCACGCCGTGGTTGCATACCATCACCAACTCGGTAATCGATGCCGTGCGCCTGCGCCTCAGCTGGCCGGCGCTGCGCAGCCAGGATGCTTCGGGCAACATCAGCGGTGTTCGTATCGATTACGCCGTGGACATTTCGACCGACAACGGCCCTTACATCCAGGTGTTGGCTTCTGCTGTCGATCGCAAGAACGTAACCGAGTACGAGCGCGCCCATCGCCTGGAGCTACCCGCCGGTAGCCGCTGGACCATTCGGGTTCGGCGCCTGACCCCGAATGCCAACTCCGACCTGGTCGTTGATCAGATGATCGTCAAAGCGATCGCCGAGGTGGTGGATAGCGATCAGGAATATCCGCTGACGTCGGTAGGGTGCATTGAGTACGACGCGCAGACCTTTGGTGGCGATATCGCCAAGATTGCCGTGCTGATGCGCGGGCGCATCATCCGCGTCCCAGCTAACTACGATGCAGCTACTCGCACCTACGCCACAGCAGGGACCGGAACAAGTAACGGGATTTGGGACGGCACCTTCAAGGAGGCCTACACCAACAACCCAGCATTCATTTTCTATGATCTTGTGCTGGACCCCTATTACGGGCTGGGCGACCGAATCGACGCCACCATGATTGATCGCTGGGCGTTGTACCGCATTGCGCAGTACTGCGATCAGATGATTCCGGATGGCAAAGGCGGGCAAGAGCCTCGATTCACGTGCAATCTTTACTTCCAGAAGCAGGCCGAGGCCTACGCAGTTCTGCAGGACCTGGCCTCAATCTTCCACGGCCTGGCCTACTGGGACGGCAGCCAGATCGTAGTCAATGCCGATATGCCGGGTGATCCGGTATACACCTACAACCAAACGCAGATCCTCAACTCGGGCGCCATAAAGTACGAAGGCACCCGCGCGCGCGACCGCCACAGTCTTTACACGGTGTCCTGGGACAATCCAGACCAGGGCTTCGAGACCGACAAAGAGCCGATCTTCGACGATGAGGCAATGGTCGAGCTTGGCGGGATTGTGCGCGAAACGTCGATTGATGCCATTGGCTGCACATCCCTGGGTCAGGCCCAGCGTGCCGGGCAGTGGGCTGCGCTTACAGAGAAGCTGCAAACCCAGGGCGCCGTCTTTCGCGTTGGGCTCGACGGGGATATTCCTAAGCCTGGGCAAGTGATCGCTGTGGCTGACCCCATGCTGGTTGGCCGCAACAACGGCGGCAGGATATCGGCAGCGGCGGGACGTGTGGTCACGCTAGACCGCGATACCGTGGTGCCGGTGGGCGCGCGGCTGATGGTCAACCTTCCAAGCGGAAAATCAGAGGGGCGGGTGGTCAAGTCGGTCTCCGGCCGGGCCGTGACACTGATGGCAGATTTCAGCGAGCAGCCCCAGGCGGAAGCCGGCTGGATTTTGGACTATGAAGACCTGAAGCTGATGCAGTTCTACGTCCGCAACGTGACGCGGCCGGAGTGGCACCAGTTCCAATTCGAAGTTATCCAGCACGACCCGAGCAAGTTTGACGCTATCGACAACGGCGCCGTGGTCGACGTCCGTCCGATCACCGGCATTCCTGCAGGCAGCCAGGAAGCGCCGGCGCGCGTCATGCTTAGCCAGAACGTGGTGATCGAGCAGGGCATTGCCGTGACGATCATGTCTATCGCCTGGGACGCTGCGCCAGGCGCTGTGGCTTATGACGTCGAATGGAAGTGGGGCGCGCGCGAGTGGATCACCTTGCCGCGCACCCCTGAGCAAATGGTCGATGTGCGCGGGATCTACTCTGGGCAGTACATGGCCCGGGTTCGGGCGGTGAGCGCGCTAAACGTTTCCTCGATCCCGACGGCGTCGGCCCTGACCAATCTGGAAGGGAAGGTCGGCCTGCCGCCGGCGGTTTCGTTCCTGACCACCACCAGTGAGCTGTTCGGCATCGGCATCAAGTGGGGTTTCCCGGCCGGCGCCGAGGATACCCAGCGCACCGAGCTGTGGTACGGCACGGCCAACAACCTGGCGGCAGCCTCCAAGCTGGCCGACTTGGCGTATCCGCAGGCCGATTACCGCATGCAGCAACTGCTGACGGGGGCGACGTTGTTCTTCTGGGCTCGACTTGTGGACCGGACTGGCAACATCGGTCCGTTCTATCCGGTGGGTAACGGAGTGTTGGGCAGGGCCAGCTCCAACCCTGATCCTGTGTTGGACCTGGTCGCCGGCAAGATTGGCCGCACTGAGCTTGGCCAGGACATCGTGAAGGAGATCGACAAGATCCCTGGCTTGCAGGATCAGATCACCGCTCTGGGTGGGCTGAAGGCCTACAACAAGGATGCCACCTACCTCAAAGGACAGATGGTTGTAGAGGGAAGTCGAATCTACCAGGCCGCCCAGGCTGTACCGAAAAACCAGCCGCCGCCGAACATTACCTACTGGCTCGATGTTGGCCAGTCGGTAGAGACGGCGAACGGCCTAGCTCAGCAGGTCTCCACCAACACCGCCGATATCACCAAGCTTGACGGTGTAGTGACGGCCTCGGCGTCGAGCCTTCAGGTCCTGCAGGCGGCGTACAGGGATGACAACGGCGAGGGCGAGCTCGCGGATGCGCTCCAGGGCTTTAACGCCAAGGCCAGCTTTGCGGAGGAGGTGAAAACGCAGGCCACGAAGAACGCGGCAATGGTGCAGCGTACGACTGAGTTGGCCGCCGATGTGGGCGATGTCAGTGGAGCTGTGACCGAGCTCGAAAGCGTTGTTGTCACCGACCGCCAGGCCACGGCCCAGGCTATTCAGCAGATCGGGGTGAAGATCGGTGATAACTCGGCTGATATCCAGACCGTCAGCCAGGCTCAGGCCAGCACCGACGGTAAGTTGGCAACCATGTGGTCCGTGAAGATGCAGCTCAACCAAAACGGGCAGTACGTCGCGGCGGGTATCGGGCTTGGCATCGAGAACGTGGATGGTCAGTTGCAGAGCCAGTTCTTGGTGAGCGCTGACAGGTTCGCCGTGGTGAACAACATCAACGGGGTGCTTTCGTCGCCGTTCACGGTGCAAAACGGCCAGGTCTTCATGCGATCGGCGTTCATCCAGGACGGCAGCATCACCATGCTGAAGATCGGAGAGGCGCTGCAGTCCGACAACTATGTCGCCGGTGTTCAAGGATGGCGCCTCGATAAAGCTGGCAACCTGGAGTTTAACGGCCCGGCGCCTGGTGGTGGTCGCCTGACGATGACCAATCGTGCAATCAAGGTGTACGACGAAAACAACGTCAAGCGGGTGCAGCTAGGGGATCTGACAGCATGATCGGAGGAATTAGAATATGGGGGCCTACTGGCCTCCTGGAATTGGATGAGAACTCATTCACCGTGAGGGTTGTTTATTCAGCCCTCATTGGCACGGCGGGCGTGAGTACTTTTGTTTCCATACCAGGCGTGAATCCCTCTACTCACATCGGTATATGTTTGCCTAATGGGCAGTACTCAGGGGACCCGTCCGGCCAAGACGCAAGTTTGTCTCAGTTCGATGTGCAGATGCTTTCGGGCGGCGTTCAAGTCTGGTTTAGAAATAGAAATATGCCAACCGGCCGGATAGGGGTGTCAGTTCAGCGACTTCTAGTATTCAGGTATAGATAATGTCCTATGGGCTAACTTTTACGAATAATTCAGATGTTGTAACGCTTGACTCTGAGTTTGCACGGCTTGTTGTTATACACAAAGGGATCTATGGGCCGTCTGGCGGTGACTTTCCATCGGTGATTACGTCGCAAGAACCGCCGTTAATCTTTGTCAGACCCTCAACTGGGGGCTTTCAATGGGTAAGCCTGAAGGGCTCACCTGGCAATTGGACGGGCTTCATCAACGGGGCGAGCGGTGGCTCTGGCTCGTTTTTTGTTGCCGCCTATGAGTCCACTCCAACCGCACAATATGGACTCAGGTTATGGGATGGCGGAGCAAAACAACTATTCGATAATGGAACGCCTTGTGCTCAGTTCACAGACGTCGTTACCGGCTGGGCTTATGGTGGTGCGGCAAATCCCTCTGTAGGGCGTTGGATATATACCTTCTATGCGAGTGTTCCCTTAAATACAGGGAACTACATGCTGATTAATAACATAGCGATGAATATTCCCGGAGGGGATACGTTCTCGCTGCTTTCTTGTTATTGGGATTATGCAAACAACCGAATAGTCGCGCAGCTACAAAACATCGGCGACTTCAACGGCTCAAGTTTCTTTCTCCCGCTAATGTTTGCAAAGCCAATTTCATAGGAGGCTTAGATGGCCTGGTACAAAACAGGAACTGTTGCCGTTACAGCCGGCAGTAACGCAGTTATTGGCGCAGGCACGGCGTTCATCGCTAACTCGCGTGTGGGCGATGGTTTCAGGGGGCCGGATGGCCTGTGGTACGAGGTCACCAACATCGCGAGCAATACGGCGATTTCCATCGCCCCGAACTACCAGAGTGCTACAGTTGCTGCGGGTGTGTACACCATTGCTCCGATGCAGGGCTACGTCAAAGAGTCAGCGGATCGACTGCGCGCCATCACTGATCAGTTTAAAGACTTGGATCAGGAAGTGGCTAATGCACAGGCCTCCGCCGCCGCGGCGAAGACTTCAGAAACCAACGCCAAGGCATCCGAGACAAAGTCCAAAACATCGGAAACCAATGCTGCTGCCTCGGCGACGACCGCCAGCGGTGCTGCGACGTCTGCAACGGCATCCAGGAACGCAGCTGCACAGTCTGAGACCAATGCGGCTACCTCTGCGTCCAATGCGCTGACACAAGCCGATCGGGCGAAGACCGAGGCTGACAAGCTGGGAAATGCGAACCTTTTCCTGGCGACCGTTGATTCTGTATCCGCAGGTGTGCCGCGCTTCAAAGATGCCCTTCAGGTTGGCGGTGCTGGCGGCGTTCTCTTGCGCAGGGAGGGGGTCACTGATCCCAACTCAACGGCAATGGTTCGACTTACCCATGCCACCGACAGCAGTGTCCGAATAATCGACGACGCCCGAGGGATTGTGCGGTTGCTGCTGGACGCTGCAGGCTCTGCTCAGTTTGGCGCAAACGTTATTGTCAGTGGGGGTAACGCCTACATCAGGGCCGGCGCCCCCGGAGGAAACTCTCACCTTTGGTTCAATGAGTCTGGTAGCACCGCCACGCGCGGGGTTATCTACTGTGAGCCATCAGGCAACATCAACTTTTCAGCCGGCTATGGGCAGTCTGGCGCAGGCCCGTTAGTTACGATCACCAAGGCTGGCGTTCTTGTGACCGCCGCCGGCATCACGCTCAGCGCTGGCAGGTCAATCAGCTCTACGGGCGACATTACTTCTAACCTGTATACGGGTGGAAGCCTAAGCGCACAGCTTGCATCGATGGGCTCGACAATTTCTTCGAAGCTGGATTCCTCGGTGGCGGACTTCGCAATCATCTATCCCAATGGTGGTACCGCCGCAGCGCCTGGGAACATCGTTACGGCGTCGAGATTCACGTCCGACAACCCTTTTCCAGGGTTCCATGTGATCACAGTGCTGGAAATTCTCATTGGTGGTATTTGGTCAGAGCCAAGGCTGGACGGCAACGCAGGCACCGGCGGCGCGTCATACGGCGCGTATGCACAGCAGATCCTGCCGACGGACAAGATAATTTGCCAGGCTGGTGCGAGCGGGGTGGCATTGCCCAGCGCTTCAGCAGGTGGTGGTCACGGTTATAGCGGCGCAGTGCTGACCACCGCGCCAGTGCGAGTAAAGGTCTGGAAACTTAAGGGGACCATCTGATGATCCGATTTTATGCAGTGGTGGGCTCGAACTTCTTCGAGGGTGACGAGACAGACAAAGGCCCCGATGAAGGCTGGATCGAGATGGAAGGGGAGCGGCCACAAGGCGATAACAGCATGGACTACACGGCGCAAGCCGATGGCACCTGGGCAATTACCCAAGAGACGCTGATCGCTAAGCTGAGCGTGGTGGAAAATGCTTGGCGTGAAGAACAAATGCCGATCGCCCAGCAGACGGTTACAGCAATCGACTTTGGCGAGGAAGGCATCCTTGGCTCCATAGAAGACTGGAAGCTGTACTGGCGCGCCCTGCGCAAGTGGACAGTGGATAATCCCGAATTCCCCGACATGAGCAAGCGACCAGTTCAGCCAGCCTGAACCGGTAAAGAACACACCAGCCGCCTTGAGCGGTTTTTTTGTGCCTGGAGAAAAGCATGCCGATCACCGAACAGCAGTTGCTGCAGATCCTCCCGAACGCCGGCCGCCAAGCCGGCGTTTTTGTTTCCGCCATGAATACCGCCATGAACCGCTACGGCATCGTGGGCACCGCGCGCGCCACCGCATTCATCGCCCAGGTTGGGCATGAGTCTGGCCAACTGCGCTACGTGCGTGAGATCTGGGGGCCCACCAAGCAGCAGCTCACGTACGAAGGCCGTGCCGACCTGGGCAACATCGTCAAGGGGGACGGCTCGAAGTACCGTGGGCGCGGACTTATCCAGATCACCGGCCGAGCCAACTATGGTGCATGCGGTGAAGCCCTGAACCTGAACCTGATCAACAACCCGGAGTTGCTTGAGCTGCCGCAGCACGCAGCGATGTCGGCAGCATGGTTCTGGTCCACCAAGGGGCTCAACACGCTGGCGGATCAGGGTGAGTTCACGAAGATCACGCGGCGCATCAATGGTGGGCTCACCGGTCTGGCCGATCGCCTGCAACTGTGGGAGCGGGCGAAAAAGGTGCTGGCATGACACCCGTGCAGAAGCTGGCCGGGCTAGTGCTGCTGATCCTGGTGCTGATGGCCAGCGCCGCGGGCGTGACCTGGCAAGTTCAGGACTGGCGAATGGGCAAGCAGCTCGCCGTGCAGGCTGGCCTACACCAGGATGATTTGTCGGCAATCAGCAATGCCGCTGCCGCCCAGGCGCGCACCGAGCAGGACAAGCGCCTGGCGCTGGAGCAGCACCTCGCCATCCAGGACCAACAACACACCAAGGAATTATCCGATGAGAAACACAAGCAGGCTGTTATTCGCGATCGCCTTGCCACTTCTGATCTGCGGCTGTCAGTCCTCCTTGCCGAGGATCCAGCCAGTAGCTGTAAGGTGCCTGCCGCCCCCGGCGCCGTCGGCGTGGTTCATGCAACCCGTCGAGCCCAACTTGACCCAGCGCATGCTCAACGAATTATCGCCATCACCGATGCCGGTGACCAAGGACTGATCGAGCTCCGGGCGTGCCAAGCGTACGTCAGGGCTGTAGCCCCCTGAGTGCGTCCGATTCTAGCAATGGGCTATCCTTGACCTTTTTAGAAAAGGGGAGCCAGCATGGAAGGCATGACACTCAGCCCAAAGATCGAGCGCGAGGCCGACAAGCTGCTGGCGCAGATCGCCAGGGCAGACTCTATGATCGTTGCGGCGAAGGCTGGCGCTAGGGCAGAGGGCTTCGTGCTGGGTCTGGAGTCGGCGCGCGCTTTGACCGAGGCGACTATTGACCGGCTATACGTGATATTCGACTCAGCAACCGAGCAACGCCTCAAGGCGCTTGCCGAATAGGCTCTGATGCTGACGCTTCCTTCAGGTCGCGCAGTTCTCCAAGCAATCGCTGGTTCTCCCTGAGCAGGTCGTCGCGCTGACCGGTAATCAGATCGATGGGCCGAAAGCTCAGATTTTCAGATGCTTCATTGCTCATGGCTGATATGCGATCAAGCGCCTCTTTCAGCGCCATCTCTGCCGAAGCCTTTTCGGTAGTCAACAAGTCATTCATCTGAACCAGGCCGGCCACATTGGCCCGTGCTTTGCGAAGCATCGCTTCGGTCTGGATGAGTTCGTCCTCCAGAAGCGCGCATTGGTGCTGGTACATTTCGAGAGGCGTGGGGCACCCGAGCCAGTCATCGGTATCCATGTCAACGTTCATGTTTCGAAACTCAAATACTGTATGTGCGTACAGTAATCGAGGTAATGCTTATTTGGGAGTGGTGTTCGTCGGCAGGACGCCGGGGCGGTATTTGCACTGGGAAAATCTTCCCCAATACGCAACCGTTTGGACCAATGTTTATTGGGTTTAGAAGAGTCGCAAAAGAGGGTGTTTTTATAGGGTGTTTTCAGGCTCAAGGCCTTGATATTAAAGGCCTTGAGCGTTTTTTATGCGGCATCCCAGGCTTTGATGCCGTAAAGCTGTAAGTGCTTGATTTCATTGGGCATAAATTCTTCCCCAAAACTTCCCCAATATCGCCCTAAAATTCAGCCGTCGATTATGCCACGTCGATCCACTCAGCGCCTCGGCTGTCTCGGTAGAGGTCGGTCATAGTGGCCGAACGGTGACCAAGCAGTTTTTGGGCATCGCGGCCCTCAAGCTCGTGAAGGCGAGCGGCGAGGGAGCGCTGTTCGTGAAAGGACGGTGGCTGACGGCCAAAAGTTATCCCAAGCTTCACGCCGGCTTTGTCGCGCGCTTCGGCAAAGGCAGAGCTCAGCGTGTCCAGTACCAGCGGCTGGCCAGCCTTTGCCCGGCCCGAAGCTTGTGCATGGTGCACCAGGTGTTGTGACAGAACGCGGTCGCGGCATTGTTTTATTACGGCGGCCAGGTCCAGCCCGACGGACTCAAGTCGAAGCGCGGTGCTGATTCGCAGCCTGGCCCCGGTCTTGGACTGAACGACATGCAGGAAGCCGTCGTGCACGTCCTTGAAAAGCATAGAGGCTATGTCGTCCCGGCGCTGGCCGGTGAGCACCGCCAGTTCCATTGCTCTGCGAAGCCAGGGTTTCGTGGCCTCCTCGTAAATTGCCTTCCACAGTTCCAGCGTCAGCCGTTCGCGCTTGATGTTCACCCGCGCCGCCTTGGTCACCTCAACCGGGTTGGCGTCTGCCCACCCCCGTGCCTGCGCCTCAGCGAACACGTCTCGCAACAGCGAACGCATTGCCCTGGCCATCTGCGCCTTTCCCTCCTTGGCCATACCAGTCAGGTAATCGGCCACATCCATCGTCGTGATGTCTTTAATCCCCTTCGAGCCGAATACTGCCGTCAGGCGGTTTAACCGCATGCCCACGTTCTTGTTGCTGCTGGCTGACAGCTTGCGCTCGGCGAACAGCTCGCGGTATTCGTCCAGCCATTCCGAAAACAATTTGCCAGGTGCTGGCGCCGGGGTGCTGATGCGCTCTGCGAGCGTTGGCTTGATGGCATCTGCGTGGTTGGCGGCGACGGCCTCACGGATCGCCGCCTCCTTATCCTTGCCCAGGCCGAATACGCGACCACTGATTGGGTCGCGGTATGTGTAATAAGTGACGCCGTTGCGG